ACGTATTTGTGCTGCAGACATAGCCTTCTGCATCTTTTCTTCACTGTTACCTGATACATACAGTGTATCATTTAAACCTTGAGCAGCTTTACCCATACCAGTAGCTTGTTCTTTATGAACTTGTAACAATTCTAAAATTGGTACAGTACCAGGACTAATAGTGTCTGGTGTCATAGCAGATACAGCTGTTTGTGGGTTACCATTAGTAGCAATAATTTGTTTAGGCTTCATATTTTGAAGAGCACTAAAGTCTACTACATTAGGATCAGCTAATTTAGGTGCATAGTTAGTTAAGTATACGTTTTCAACGAAGCCACGAAGAATAGCTGTGGTAGCTAATGTAGCTGGGCGAACCATATCTGCAACACTAAGACCAAAGAATTCATGAGGTACTTCAAAGGGACAAAGAGTTGCTAAAGGAATCATATCACAATCTTCTTCAAGCAGGATTGTTGACCCTGCAATAATAAAGTGTTTTAATTCCGCAATACCATCTCCGTCTCTGTCTACTCTTAACCAGCATTCAATAACAGTTAATTGTCTGTTAGCTTCTGAAGGGAATAACTCCCTTGAATTTCCCCCTAGCCAGTACTCTTCGCCGACTAAACGCTTTCGAGCTGCTTGCTCTTCGGTGTACTTGGTGGCCCAATCATATGACCCATCACCAATAGCGTCCCAATCGATGTTCTCTGCAATATCGGGGAAAAACTTTCTGACCTCAGAACGGGTCATATCAATCTGAATACCTACGAATGCTGCATCATCTAGTGAATGCGCATCCCTTGTAATTCTAAAACATTCTGGATGTACGTTTTTAATAAGAACTCGTGTCTTATTTGTTTTACGTTTTAAACGAACATCCTTGTATACTACTTGAAACTCTGAGTTACCATCAGGGTTTGTTATTAATTCTTGTTCATAGTTAAGATTTCCTATGATTTCTACATCGGAATCTGACAAAATAAGGTCTAGATTTTCTTGAGAAATAGAGTCATATTCTTCAAAACAATAATCAAAATCCTCAATAAACTCCCATCGAACAATACTATTCTTCCACAAAAGAGCTGACTTTACCCATGTGTTCATGATTTCCCAGCCAGGGTTTTGTTTAAAGATAGCATAGTTAACTAAATCAGAAGCTACTTTAGCATGATGATAGTCTGTAGGTGTTGGTCCAGCAGGAAGAAATCTTGCCAACTTATTATTGTTAAACATTAGTTCAGCAATAATAGCTGTGTAACCTTCAACAGCCTCAACAGTGTCAGATGAAACAATCTGAGACACACCTTGAGGAGTTAAATGATATTGAGGCATCATACCATATTCGTATGTAGCTTTTTGTCTTTCACGAGCTAAATCAGAACTGTTTAAGAAGTCACCAACAGAGTTCATTACACCCTGTTCGATCATAGCTAATAGTTCATTATCACCTACTGGCTCTTTATATCTGTCAGTAAGCCTGATAGGGGTAGTTGTATTATCTGCCATTGTTAACCTTTCTGGGTTATCTTTCAATCAATCAAGGTCAACAATGACCTGTTTATCCTAATGCAATCGCTAAAGCAACTGCTGTTCCCGCTGGGTCTACTTGTAAACTTGCTTGTGCTGTTGATATTGAAGTTCCACCTGTACCACCATTAGCAATACTTATAGCACCACTAAGTTGTGATGTTGGTAAACTTAATGAACTAAGCGTAGTTAATGTATTATTACTTGAAGCAGTTATATTAGCTGCTGTACCTGTTGTATTTTGGTTAAATGTAGGAAAAGAAGTAAGTAATGCTGCTGAACCATTTGGTGCAAGAACATCTGTACCAATTACTAAACCTAAACTTGTTCTACCAGTAGACGCTACTAAATCTGTTGCTCCACCATCCCACTTTAATCTATCTGTATATGCCGTATCCCAATTAGTTTGACTACTTGTTGTAGGTATAGCGTATCCAGCAGTGTAAGTAAGAGCAATAGTACCACTGCTTGTTACTGGTGAATTAGATACAGTTAATCCTGTAGGAGCTGACAATCCAACAGAAGTTACAGTGCCTAAATATGCATCATTAGATGTAACAGTAAAGCTAGGGTATGTACCGCTAATAGAGGTTGTACCACCGCCTGTCAATGAAACTGTTTGGTCAGGTGCTGTATTAGTAACAGTAAAGCTAGGATATGTACCTGATGTACTAATACCTGTTCCTGCTGTTAACACAACTGTCTGGTCAGGAGCTGTATTAGTGATGTTTAATGTGCCACTTGTTGTGATAGGGCTACCAGTAATACTAATACCTGTACCTGCCGTAGCTGCAACTGATGTTACAGTACCTGTATTGTTTGTGTATCCATTAGGATTAGTTGCATTATAAGGAGTATAACCTAAACCAGTAGTGACATCACCACTTGTTAATGATAATGCGCCACCTAAAGTTATATTACCAGTACTTGTAACAGTACCGCTTAAACTTAATCCGCTAACTGTTCCTGTGCCACTTACTGAAGTTACTCTAGAAACACTAAGGTCTCTTGTTGTACCTGTTGGGGTAATACTTACACTACCATCTGTAGATGTAATTGTCTGGATAGCAGAGTCAGCAGTAGTTCCCTGAGCAGCAGTAGCATATGCAGTACTGTTAGTTGTTGCAGCAGTACCTAAGCCACTAATATCAGTATTTGATAAAATTACAGCACCAGTTCTACCCGCTACAGAAGTTACTAAGTTTGTTTGATCAATCTTTTGCCAAACACTCCCATTAAAAATGAGCCAATCTCCGACAAGCCAATCCGTAATACCATTGAGGTTAGTAGACCCGCTAACAGAAACAACGTAATAATAACCGTTTGTTCCAACACTAGAAGCAAGAGCGGGATTATTTGTAGAAGCATTCCATGATCCTTGATAATTTAATGTGCCTGTGAGGGTTATCCATTGAGCATCATAGTTAGTGCTACTTACTTTAGAAAGTATCTGACCTGCAGTACCGCCTGTAGTTAACCCTACACCTGTGTCACCTTGAATACCTTGTATGCCTTGTATGCCTTGAATACCCTGTATACCCTGTGGAACACTAAAGTCAAACACAGCAGCAGAGGATGTCCCAGAATTTGTAACAGTAGCAGCACTACCTGCTGCACCAGTAGTAGTTGTACCTACGGCAATAGTAGCAGCTGTTCCTGTAGCACCTGTAGCTCCAGTTGCTCCTGTAGCGCCTGTGGCACCTGTAGCTCCTTGTATACCTTGCGGAACACTAAAGTCAAATACAGCGGCAGAGGATGTTCCTACGTTTGTAACAGTAGCAGCACTACCCGCAGCACCTGTAGTAGTTGTACCTACGGCAATAGTTGCCGCAGTACCTGTTGAACCAGTAGTTCCTTGAGGTATTGTAAAATTAAATACAGCGGCAGAAGATGTTCCTGAATTATTTACAGTAGCTGAACTGCCTGGACTACCTGTAGTAGTTGTACCTACAGCAATAGTGGCTGCAGTACCCGTAGCACCAGTTGCCCCTGTAGCGCCTGTAGCGCCTGTGGCTCCAGTAGCACCTTGAATACCTTGAATACCCTGAATACCTTGAGCGCCTTGTGGACCAGGTAAACCTACTGCACCTGTCTCTATTAACGTGTAATAAGGAGAAGGTGAAGAAAGGTAAGTGTTTGTAACATCTTCAAATGATACTTCAGTTATACTTGTATTTAATACCTGTATAGTAGTATTAGATGACATATTAATCTCCTGTTTCTACAATAATAACAGGAACAGGATCTAATATTTCAGCGGCATTACCATAATCATATTTAATATAAATATACAAAGTAGTAGGAGATAAGTCTTCAATATCAGCTGCACTTAACTGAATTGTAAATACACCTACAGAAGCCTGTGGTGTTACAGTAAGAGTTCTTAATGTATTAAAGGAATCATCACGCAAAGCTGCTGTAATAGTAATACCAGTTAAACTCTCAGGTGCTCCAGTAGTACTATTCTTTTTTGTACATGTCAAGGTAGTAGTTCCACCCTTTTTAGCAATAATCTTTGTTGACATAATGTTCCTTAATTGTTCTTATACATATGTGTATGTGCTACTACTTTGTTCCTTCCCCATGAGTAGCCAACAAGGTTGGACACAAGGGAACTTTGTCTTATTTGTATTGTTGCCCTCTAATGGATAAATATTCTCCACTAGCTTCTTTTAATTTATTATCTTGTTTAGGATTAACAAGCTTATTAGGCTTCTGAACTTTAATCAAAGCCTTTAATTGTTCTTTTTCTTTACCACGTAGGTTTAAATCAATAGCCATATTCTTTTACCATTTCACTTTGTTAGCCCAATATGCCGCTGACAGCGGTCCCTTAGCAATATTACTTGCATGTCTAGCTTTAAAGGATTCTCTACGCTTTTTATACGATTCAGACTCTCCTTCTTTTTTAGGAGACCCTTGAGTACCTTGTTCACCAAACCTAATAGTTTTAACAGTGTCACCACTCTTAGCAACTACTACGTGACTCTTAGTAGGATGGCTAGGTGTTCTCTTAGGTTGGTTAAACCCAGATACACCTGCTCTCTCTAATCTGGGATCTTTAGCCATTATTTCCCCTTTTTAGCGGTTTTAGCAGAGTCTTTAAAAGCTTTATTAGTGGGAGCCCCTTTAGTTCCAGGCTTCCTCATTTTCTCTTTAGACCCTTCAGCAATCCGTTTTTTCTTAGCATGTATGTTATCGTATAGTCCTGCCATATTATTCCTCTATAACCAAGTGGTTTCTAATTGTTGAAAGTTCCCCATCTTCTGTGTAAAAGGAACGTTAGTCGTTGTTAATCTATCTCCGTGTGTCCTGATTACTTCCAGAGCAATAGCAAGAGCGATAACGGTATCATCATTGTGACCAACAATAGCATTTGTCCTACCATTGTCATCAGCCACATAGTTCATTAACTCCCCAATAATAACTCTTGAAGGTATCCATATTTCTTCCTGTTCAATAGCACTCTTAAGAAATCCAATAATAGCTGGCTTAGAAGATGTTGTTGTTCTCCAACCCATCCGCATACCCTCATCTTTAGATACATTAGCCATCTTAGTCTGATAGTACATATTAACATAGCCCATTTGAACTAGCCTGTTTAATGTAGCAATACCCATACTATTAGACTCTACCGCCATTAAAGCGTTATTATAGTATCTACCTAAATAAAACAATAGATCCCCAAACTTACTGGGATCAATCATATTATTTCTATACACAGCACATACTTCTTTATCTGCATTTATAACCACAGAACAAGAATAATCTTTACCTACTCCTAAAGATACGTCTGCAGCAATAGCAAAAGATTGATCAAAAGTAGGATATTTAAATATCTCAATGGAACCCTGTCGGGCATCCTCCATCATCATACTTTCAAAGTTAAATTCTCTTTGAGCTAATATAGGTTGTGGTATTAATCTATTTAATTTTTCAATATTAAATACATTAGACCCTGAAACAATAAAGGCTTCTTCAGGTGTCGCAGGATACTCCTGCTTAAATTTGTCTACCCCACTCTCAGCTATCTTGAGTCTTCTCCAATATAGTTGATTATTATCTAAGTTAAACCTTGTAACTAATATCTCTTCTTCATCTGTCCTGTCAAACCCCTCAGGTGCATTCCTACGGTATTCAGACATAAGGAACCAAGGAACGAATATAGGTATATATTCATTTTTACCTGCTACAGCATCTGTCCATAACCTGTGAAATGAATTCCCTACTCCATTGGCTGTACTCTCAAGAATAACCTCGGTACCATCTGCCTGAGAAATCCCCTGAAATAAACCAGCTAAGATTTTTTCATCATGGAGCCAGAAGGATACTTCTGAAAGATGTGCGATCGTAGGCGTAATACCCCTACCTGCCTCAGGAGAACCTGCCGTATATAGTCTATAACCAGAATCATTATGTTCAAACATAATCTCTTTAGCGTTAGATCTTTTTAAAGTAGGTGAGAACTGCTCAGGCATATTAGAAATAATATTCCTGGACATAGTAAAGAGAGCATCAGATGTTGCAGCATCATGAGCCATAACAACTGACTTGTTGTAAGCATTGAAATAAGACTTCCAGAATACTCTACCAGTAGTATATGTAGAAAGACCCATCTGTCGGGCTTTTAAAATAATAGCCCTGACTTTTCCAGTTTCTTTTAGTTGACCCTCAATAGCGTTATTAACAATTGTTTGTGCATCATTAAAAACAAAGGGTTGGAATCCTAGTCGGGAGTCTTTAGGTAGAATCTTTATCTGCTCTTTCGCAAATAATTCAAAATTGTCTTGGTATTCTGCGAGTTTTTCTCTGCGCTTTAGTTCCCTTAAAGCCTCTAGCTTGCGGGTGTTTGAAGTGGTTGTCATGGGTTTAGTTATAGTTTCTCTATTAGGGGACTACTCTTTATACTTTTTTTATATAGCCCCTTAGTCTTTGTGTGTGAAAAAGAATCATGTGTTTCTTTGTTCTCCCCTTCCTGTGTCGTGTGACCCCCCTGTCCCGTGGTGGTGGTCGTGCTGCGGTGGTCGGGTCGTTCTTGTCTCTCTTCCTCTGTCAACGGTGCTGTGGCGCTGGTGCTGTTGACTTCCTTTGTTAGCGCTGTCTTGGAGTTCATTATGCGTTCTATCCTCTTGTTCGTTTATCTACAAAGACTGCCATCAAGATAGATGGTGTAGCTGTGTAAGCGTTTGTTGTGGTATCGCCTTTGATAGCGAATGCTGGTTTGATTTCTGCTACTGACATAACGTTCTCCTTGAGT